TATTTTCTGTAACGAGAAGCCATGCGCTGTTTTTATCCGGTACATAATTGCTTACAGACATTCCATCCTCAATACATGCATCAAATTCTGGCATAGCTGCTATGCTCATAATTAAGTCATAATCAAATGTTCTTTCTATTTTCATAGAGCAGCCCATCCTTTTAATCTGTTGCCGCCAACTTCACTGAGCATTTTTCTATATTGAACAGGACTCAATGGTGCAGCCTCGTCAATATACAAACTGTATTGAGCAGCGCTAACAACACCTTCTGGTGAGCCAGTACCAATAATAGGCATATTGTTTGAAGCCTCTAAAGCCCAGCTACGAAATGTTTGCTGCATTTCGCCGTTGTCATTAACAATAGGCTGTGCGGCGTTTAATCTCATTGCATTAAATCTGCTGTTAATTGAATAATTACAGGTTTAACTGCATCTGAAAGCGTAAAACGAAAAACCTCAAACCTTGCTGTCCGTCCATTTCTACGCCAGATAGTTCTTTTGTTGTACTGGCCTATTTTTCCTATAGAGCGAGTACGCTGATCAACAAACGTTTTTCCACCATCTGTACTTCTATCCATCATAATTTGCGGGTTAACTACTGCCTCATTACCTACACCAGCTTCCATAGTTAACTCTAACGATGGGACGGTAAATGACTCCATATTGTTTTGAAATGGTTGCGTAGCAACACGGCGAACAATGTTATTGCCATACTCTGTATAAACTTCTGTAGATAAATTACCTATGCGACCATCTTGCGAATCACCTACTAAAATTAATCCGTAAGCCGAAGTGACTGAGTTGATCCTTGACCGAATAGTATCGCCATTAACATTTGATTTTCTTTCGTGCCACTTTGCACTAATAGTGTCAAAAACTAGCGTAGTGTTAGGAAGTGAGAACCCTACAAAATACGCACCATCTTGAGCGTAAGACCAAGCAAAAGCACTTACAACATCTGCTTCTGAAGTAGAAGATAAAATAGAATCTATAGCCGTTGTGCTAACTTTGATATAACTATTGCCCTGGTACGCCCATATTGCTGGTGACTCATTTTCTCCGCCACCAATAAACATAAAAGTGTCACTAGAATTAACAATAGAAAAAGGTGCTTTAACGCCTTTTGCCATAAACAAGCCTGACCTTTGGAATGGAAAACCTGTACCTCCTTGATTTTGGAAGGCTTCTGTTGTTTCACTACCTGCAATAAATAATTGATTATTGAATACAACAGGAGCTACTATTTTGTCTGGATCGGCTTCTGCTGTTCCAAAATCTAAAGCGTTGTAACTTAGCCCGTTATTAATAGCTGACACAATAAACTTTTTGGAATCTGTTGTCAGTGCAAAATAACCATCTATAAAGACTACGTATTGTGGGTTACCGTTAGCTGTAAAATCAGCATCAGTAATTTTTGTTAATACCGGTGGATCATCCGTTAAGATAAAACCTTCACCTCCAGGCACTAATATTAATAACTGTGTGCCGTTATCAGCCATTGACACGCGACCAGAGCCAGATATTTCACCTAAGTTAGATAACGTGTTGTCAGCACTAAGCCGATATATGGCATTGCCATTAACAAAATAAGCTATACCAGCCATTGTGTGACTGCCTCTATTTTGCTGCAATATCACACCACTTGTTGCTAACTGTGTAGAGCCAGCAGTGCCAAACAGTGTTTCTGTAGACAAAGCGGGTGCAGCCGTTATTTTGTTAGGGTAAAAATTAGTACATTCTTGTGCTGATATAGGCAAAGAATCTGACATATAAAAACCATTGGCAATAGGTAATATTGCTGTAGGCATTAGTTAATACTCACAACAGCGCTTGCCGCTAACAAGTTAACAGTAGAATCTAAGTTGGATATAAATATTTCTACGTAATTTGTTGCAGCTAGTTCTTGCGCCCAAACAACAGTAATAGATGCAGGTGCATTAGCAGCCGCACTGCCTATAGCAACAGAATTAGCAATTAGAGATCCATTAATTGCCACCTGTGCAGAGATATCTACTGAGCTACCACTTACAGGCTCTACCGATATTTTAGCCGTTACAGAGGCATTTAAGTTTTTAGCCCCGTTATACGTTATTCTCCCAGCCGTTGTTCCTGTCATTTGACTAGTTGATCCAACAACAAATGTACCCGCTACAAGAACAGGTGTACCCGCTGATGCAATAGCGGTATTAGTTGAATTTCCTTGCATTGACACTAAACCAGAAGTTCTAGTATCAGCAATAGTATTTGCCCCTGCAAAATTCCATCTAGTGTCTGTAGGAGCAATAGTTGTTAAAGGTGCAGCAGCCCCAGCGCCTTGTAAGAAAGGAGCAATAACCAAACCTAATTGACCAGCAATAAGATTAGCAGAGCTTGCAGCGCCCGTTAACAGCTTTGCACCAGAAGCCAATGTTGATGATATTTCGTTGCTTACAAAAGACTTAAAGGTTGCCGTTGCTAAACTATAAATAGTTCCTGCTGACAAGTTAATGGTTGATTGTGAATGAGTAAAACGACTAAATGCACCACTAAATTCCATGCCCGTAGTAGCGGTAATTAAACTGTTTACATTATTTAAAGTGTAGTCACTAGCAGTAGATACAAATATGCCTACTTTTTTGCAAGTAGTAATAGTAATGTTTCTTAGGCCGATTGTTTTAGCAGATGTATCTGTAACCTTAAACGCTCTACCGTTAGCACAAGTTAAGGCGATATCTTTAACAACAAAGTTTTTATCCCCTGAAGTTATCATGTCACCAGTGCCAGTGTAGGTAATTGCAACTAAAGTATTATCGAGGCCAGCTAACACCGTACCTTCTGACATGGCTAGTCTATTTGCACCAATGCTAATGCTTTGTAGTATTAGATATTCTGTATTTGCTACTAAAGTAATGACATTAGCTACTGCGCTTGGCAAGTCTCCAACAACACTAATTAATATTTGTTTACTAGGCTTTGCCACGCCAGAAGCAGCAATTGTTATGTTGTTTGATGCTGCTGTAACACTAATGCCACTGCCCGCTACAATAGAAGCTATAGCAGGTGATGTTGCTGTAGGATTGACTAAAACAGGTGAGCCAGTTGTGTCTTGAGTAAAGTTATGCTTGAGCGTAATGCCGTCTTCTGCTGATATGCTGGCACTGATACCCGCGCCTGGCTCTAAGTTTCTAATGTTATTAACGCTGCCTTGCGTATTTAATACTGGTACACCATCTGAGGCACCATCTTGTACTAACGAGCCTGTAACGCCTAGTCCGGATACAAAATTTGCATAAGGTATTTTATAGTTAACACCGTTAACAAAGTAATCCATACTGGCATTAGTTAAAACTGTTGTTTGTGCAGGAAAGAGACTTTTTTTCCGCCCGTTTGCTCTATTAGACATTTATGCCACCTATGTTGTTTTGTTCGTGTTTTGTTCTAAACCAATTGCGCCTGTGGTTTCTGCTAGTATTGATGCTTCTTTGTCAGGGTAAAAATGACCTGTTAATCCTTCATCATCACTTTCGTTCCCAGAACCTATAGACAAAGTTGATGGCATAAAAGATGTAGGTATGCGTTGGCCTATTTTTCTCATTACCTTTAAGCCTTCAGTAGCAGCGGCTATTAAACCAGGGCTGATAGTGCCGTTGTAATCAGGAGATACTTCTATAGCCATATTAGCTATCAAGCCTCGTAAAGCTCCTGTTGGAATAGTTACTTCATCACCTAAATTAGCAACTTCTGTATAGCCTAATGTCACTCCGTCAGCATCTAACGACAACATGTAATTGTTCATAGCAAAGATAAAATCTTGATACTCTGATGGTTCAAGTGCGGCTTCACTTGCTTGCACCAAAATACGTTGCAATGATGCTGTTGCGACTTGCGATACTGTAGCCATTATTTATGCTTCCTTTACCATTGTGATCTGGCCTTCTTTTTTGATGCGTTACTAAGCTCACCATAATGAAGTAAAGGCTTAGAAGTTTTTCCCATCTTAACGCCACTCATCACAGTTCCATTAGCGTGTTTATGTGTTTTACCAGAAAACAACTTACCGCCTTTGTCGTAATGATTTACATTTTTCATTATTGATATTTCCAACCGATTGATAAAGCATGTTCAACGCTATCAATGCTTACTTTTATGTCTGCACCGCTTGGCTTAGTCATTAAATACAAACCATTAATATCCTGTAGGTCTTTTTTTTTTGCTTTTGCTTTGGGTTTAGTTTTTGCTTTCATAGTGTCCATGATATTTTTCCTTATAGTAAAAAAAGGGGCAGCCGAAGCCACCCCAATCTATTTATCGTCCGAAACCTTGACCAGCAAAGAACGGGTTCATCACACCATAAGCAGGACGGAAATCAATACGCACCTTTTGCTCATTAGCTAAGAATGAAGCACCGCGACTAATACGCATTTGCAAACCATCTTCTGTAGTTGCAATAGTATCAGTGCTGTAAAGTTTCTTCATAGGTACTGAACCTACTGAGAACGCTTGCTTGTTCCAGAACATATTAGGCTGGATAACTTTAGAAGCTGCCCCACCTAGTGTTACAACATCACCAATAGCTAATGCGCTATCAACAGTGTTATATGCACCCGCCGCTTCAAAGATAGCAGGGCCGGTAATTACTAAAGTACCAACACCAGAACCGTTTAGCGTAACTGGTGCTGTTACTGTTCCTGAGAACAAAATAGTAGCACCTGTTTCATCAAGAATAACCTTACGTGTTGAAAGGTTTAAGCGGTTACGTCCAGTAACTTGAATTGATTGTGTCATAGTGTCTCTAGCTGCAGAGTACGTTGGTGTTGGAGCGTTACTAACAATTGCGCCTACACGGTCAGAACCAGCACCAGTTGTGTAAGTTGACAATGTGGTAGCCGACATAACTTTCATACCAGCAAAGTTTTCAGCAATAGTAGCCCTTGAGTTTGCAGAAGCTACTTCAGGGTTGACACCTAAAGAACGCTGCTCAGAAGCTAATGCACGTTGTGTGTACGGATTAACCGCATAGCACCAGCCGCCATCTTGAGGTACACCAGTAGAGGCAAGTAAGCTACCTGCTTCTGCTATATGATCCCATTTAGAAACACCTGTACCAACAGTACCAGCAACAAGGCCAGTGTTCTTCATCATAAAGTCAGCAAAATCTAACTCAAAATCAGTTTTTAAACGTGTTGCCATAGGTGCAAGCAATTGGTCTAACTGATCCATTTTTAACGCTTCATCAGCTTCATCGTAATCAACGAAAGAAGTGAAGTATGGTTGAACAGTACCTGTTGCTTTACCAGTAATAATTGGATCAGCAGTTCCGCCTGATACATCACCAGTTGCAGTACGTACTGAAACATAATCAGTGGGACGTTTAAAGTCTACTTTATCACCAGTTGAAGGGTTAAATTTACCCTGCAATAACTGAGTGTTAACGTTCTTAGACAATACACGTTCACTGTCGAATTTCTCTAAAAATACGCGCGCTAATTTGCGCGTAAAGTTACTACTAAAATCATTAGCCATGAGTGACTTTCCTTTTATTTATAAGTTGCTCCTACAGGACCACGTGTTTTACCTGGCATGCCTGAGCCTCGTTGTGTCTCCACCGGATCTGGTGTTGACGTTGTTTTTACACTAAGAGCGCTACTTTTCTCTCTGATATCAGCGTAAACACTACCCAAAGTAATGTTATTTGCCGTGTTTAAAGCCTCGATAGCTTGAGGATTTTGGGCTAGATACATGGTCATTAAAGACCCTTTCTCATCACTCAACATCTCCATGCCTACGTCTTGCCTTAAGCCAAAGTTACCCACTGTAGTAGCGGCTTCACTTAGCTTGGCAGCATCAACGCCTTGCTTTACAGCATTAATACGATAGGCTTCCGCTTTTGTATTAAGCTCGTTCATTTGTTCTTGTTGCTGCCTTTGTGCTGCTTGCTCTTGTTGCTGCAATACAGCGCTTTGGTTAGCATCAAATCTTGCTTGCGCTATTAGTTGTTCGTCTCGTGCTTGTAACTGAGCCGCGTAATCATCATCATACTGGTCAGGTACAGCCGAAACATCAGGTCTAGTTTTCTGATCTGCTACTCGTTGAAGTTCATTCAACTGTGCCTCTAAGCCATCTGCCCTGCGCTTTTGTTCGCGGGCTTCAAATGCTTTAGCTGCTGCAATCTTATTAACTTCTGCTTGTTGCGCATCGTTAAACTCTACCTTTTCTGGTTCCGCTGCAGTAACGGCTTCATCTTCATTAACCTCTTCATCTTCAAGTGGCTCTATCATGTCTACTTCATCTGCATTTGCTACTTCTTCTTGTTCACTCATGGTTTTTAAATCCCCTCGGATATCATCACGAAATCAGTCGTGTTACTGTTTGAAAACTTACCCGCTAAGATAAGTTGTCAATAATTCATTTCTGAGTCAGGCATAACAGAACCATCCGGCATCTGGTGCGTACCATCATCAATATTCTCTGTTACTTGTTCGTTTAATTCTCTGTTGATCTCTAACTCCATTTCTGTCAGCTTTAACGCACTATTTACACTGCTATTGTGTTTTTCATTGTCAATTCTTTGTTGTGATTGCTCTAGCTTTATAGCTTCCATGTTTAGCTTATCGCCCTGCTCTTTCATAAACATTTGCTTATCTAACTCAAATTGCGCCTGTTCATTTTGCAGTTTAATTTGCATAGCCTGCATAGCCATTTGCTGTTTTTGTGCATCTAGTTGTGCAGCTTGCTGGTTACGCTGTGCATCTAATTGAAGTTTTTGCATGGCTAGTTGGTTTTTATCTGACATGGCTTGAGCTTTTTGCATTTCAGCCTGTGCCGCTACCATCATGGCATCAGGTTGCTCACCTTGAGATTGTGCCTGTTGAGCCATCATCTGTTGTTCTTCATCTGTTTGTTGTTCTGCGGGTATGGCTCCGGCTGTTAACAGTTGTTGACGTTTACGTTCTGCTAAAATATCCATACCTGGTGCATCTACGTTTTTAAGCATTACATCACCAGACATCTGTATTAATGACGGGTCTATCTGTGCCATTTCTAGCAATGCCGCATTACTTTCTTGTTGCCTATTTTGGAAGCTAGCACCACTCGAACACACCACATCATAAGAGCCAATGCTTAAATCATTTAGCGTTATGGGTTGCCCTGTTTGCTGGTCTATAATTGTCTGGTTTAATGTTTCACTCTCTTGGCTACCATCTTCGTTTAATAAATACACTTCTCTTTGTGTGTCATAAACGCTCGGGATAGCATCCACTAATATCTTTGCTGTTCTTGCTATGGCTATTTCTTGAGCTTTAAAGTATTTAATTGTGCCAATATCGCCTTTATTCTGTAACTGCTTAATAGCTACACCAGATTGCAAGCCTGGGTTATCGCCCATATTACTAGCGAATAGGCCAGCAGATTGACCGATCATAGTACGCATACCTTCTGACACGCGGCTCAATCCTGGGTTAATTTGCGCCCCACCATTTTGCTGTGGTATACCTGGGTTTGCTTCATCTACGTTAAAGAATTGAACAGGATCGGTATTAGTGTTCATGGTAGATAGTTCGTCTTCATGTCCACTTGCTTGCTTAGGCGTCATCCAGTATTTAGCGCGTGGTGCTAATGCCCCTTCTTCTATTTCTCTTGATAGCGAATAGTTCAATACTCTTTGTGGATCATAGAGTTTTTCTACTACACCAAAGTACAAAGTTTTATCTTCTACATTTCTAAAGTTACCGTAAGTAGGTATCACGGGTATCATTGAGAATACGGTTTTTTGTTTACTGCCTAACCAGTCCTGTGCATCAAACTTTCTTACATAGACCGTATCTTTCATTCTTGTTCGGCGTTTAACTTCTGTCACGCCCATTGCTTCAAGCTCGTCTTTAATGGTGTTGAAGTCTTCATTGTCTTCTAACACTTGACCAGATGACATCATTACTAGATCGCTTTTTTCTTGTTCGATGTAGTAATATTCGCCTACCATAATAAGGTCAGGCTTATTAAAATACGCTGTTGCTAACCTGTCTTCTGATACTGACTGACCTGAACCTTCAGGGTATTGCTTTTTATAATCTTTGGGGCTTAACCCGCTTAGTACGAAAGCAAATCGGGCATCTGATCTGTCCCGCTTTTCCGATGACACATCAAACCAGACTCTATCAACGTAATTATGGATCGGCTCTATCACTAGATCTTGATTAAAGCTATCGCTATCTACATACTTATGAACTACACGCCATCCATCTATGCCGGCTGTGACCATGTTTCGACCTGCCGCGCTATATATATCCGTGGCATAACTTAGGTTCTCAATGTTACGTATTAGCCCGCTTAATATCTTAGCCGTATCTTCTGATGCTTGACCACCAGCCGGTGAAACTTTAATAGAAAAGTTTGCCATGTCCAACGCGCCCGATACCTGGTCAACAATTGGGCTCGTCAAATCGAAAGTGTAACGAGGTTTATTGTCGTTAGACTCCCAGAACTCCGGTTCCCACTGCCCGTCCCTTTTGTTCACAAACA